GATTGGTGCTGCTATTTGGGGAACACCTTTTAAGTGGGTCGCTATCTTTGCACCTCTTGCATTTGTGTTTCTGTTTGCATATATGGCTGGTAGTATATCATCAGGCACCGCAGCAATCATGCTCTATTGCTTTGCTGGTCTGATGGGATTGAGTCTTAGTAGTATCTTTATGATATTCAAGTTGGGTAGTATTGCTAATGTGTTCTTCATTAGTGCTGCTACGTTTGGTGCTACTGCATTGTATGGGTATACAACAAAACGTGATCTTAGTAGCATGGGATCGTTCCTCATGATGGGCGCTATTGGTTTGATGATTGCTGGTGTCGTCAATTTGTTTCTACAGAGTAGCATTATGGCCTTTGCCATCAGTGTTATTGGGGTGCTTATCTTTGTGGGCTTCACCGCATATGACATGCAGGATATCAAAGAGAAGTACTACGAGCTAAATGATGACGAAGAAATCCGCAAGGCTGGTATCTTTGGCGCTCTTAATCTTTACCTAGACTTTGTGAACATCTTTATCAATCTGCTTCAACTGTTGGGAGATAGGAAATGAAAGCTAAGAAAACCAAGTTGACTTTCGAAGAGATCTATAGTAAAATTGAAAAGTGTGAATATGTTATCGTGCATTCAAAGGAGGAGATGAAGCCATATCTCCTCAATGCCAACGACAATCATCTCTATACTATGCCAGAAGGATACCTTGAATATGACAAACGATTCTACTACCGAAAATACTGAGTGGATTGTAAGATGGGAAAATGGTAAATCTAAAAGATATGTTCCCTATGATTCTTTAGGTATGACTCGATTTGTTTTAAATGGTCTTAAAGAAGGTAAAGTTTATGTCAACGACGATGAAGTTGTTGAACATGTAATGTATGATGGTGAATCTTATTATAGATCAAGGATTGGTGGTGATGAGTGAGTGGTCTGAGAAAAACGATAGAATTTACACTGATATGAAAACTATGATTGATCCAAAATATAATGATAAGCATTTTGTTCATAGAGTTATTAGGTTTCTTCGTGACAATCCTGAAAGAGCGCCAGACTATATAGATTTCGTACCAGATTGGGAAACAAGGAATATAGATTACAGTGGAGATTGGATGGACATCTCTCAAATTAAAAAGCCAGGAATATAGATGAGTGAGTGGTCTGATAAACGCGATAGAGAATATCGTGATATAGAATATATAGATAAAACATACAAAGACAAATGGTACGTTCATAGAGTAATTAGGTTTCTTCGAGATAATCCTGAAAGAGCTCCTGATTATATAGATTTTGTTGGTGATGATTGGGAAACAAGAGATTTAGAAGATAACCTTCGTAAAATCGAAGCTGTTGTCGAAGGATGGAAAAAAGAAGCATGAGCTATAGCGTATTTGATTCAAATAACAAGAAAGATGCAACTCAGGTAAGAGCATTCTTTGATGATGCTCCTACTATTGCTCGTTATGATAAACAGAAGTATGCTTGGATCGAAAAGCTCACTGATAAGCAGCTTGGATTTTTCTGGCGTCCAGAGGAAGTGGATATCTACAAAGATGCTAAAGACTTTAAGGATCTAACAGTTCATGAACAACACATATTCACATCAAACCTCAAGCGTCAGATACTCCTTGATTCTGTACAAGGAAGAGCACCAACAGCGGCATTTGGACCTATTTGTTCATTACCTGAACTCGAAACCTGGATCACAACTTGGGCTTTTTCAGAAACCATACACTCTAGATCATATACACACATCATACGAAACATATATCCCAACCCTTCTAAGATTTTCGACGAAATTACTGACATCCCAGAGATCGTAGAATGTGCTGGTGATATTAGTAAATACTATGATAAGTTAATTTGGTACAATAATACAATTAAGTATCCAGACGAATCAAATAGATATATGCACAAAAAGGCTCTCTGGCTTGCATTGATGTCTGTTAATGTTCTTGAAGGAGTTAGATTTTATGTATCTTTTGCATGCTCATGGGCATTTGCGGAGGTCAAGAGGATGGAAGGTAATGCGAAAATCATTAAGTTTATCGCTCGTGACGAAAACTTGCATCTTGCTGGAACACAACAGCTACTCAAGGCGCTACCGAAAGAGGATGCAGACTTCGCCCAAATTGCAGAAGAAACAAAAGATGAATGCATCGCTCTATTTGACAGCGCTGTTAAGCAAGAAAAGGCATGGGCAAGTTATCTATTCAGGGACGGGTCGATGGTTGGTCTCAACGAAACCCTACTCTCAGAATACATCGAGTGGATCGCTAACAAGCGAATGACGGCTATTGGATTACCTACTAAGTATAAAGGTGGTGCCAATCCATTGCCTTGGACTCAGAAGTGGATCAGTGGCTCAGAGGTTCAGGTAGCACCACAGGAAACTGAGATCACTAGCTATGTAAATGGTGGCGTCAAGAAAGATGTTAATGGTGACACATTTAAGGGGTTTAGTCTATGATTGATGAAGAATACGAACCATTAAAAGATCTAGATCCAATTCACGTTCAATATCTTGATCAATTACAAAAACAAAGCGCAGAAGCAGCTGCTGTATATAGAGCTGAGGCAGTAAAATGGTGTGCTGATAATTTAAAAAGCGATAGACCAGTTTACAAAGAAGGTTATCGTGCAGTAGAAGAAGCAATGGGACATCCTAGTCCTGAGTTTTGGGTGGAGAGAGGTTATGACAGAGATAAAATCTGATGACTATAAACGTGGTTGGTATGATGGATATGAAGCTGCTCAAAAAGACAGAACAAGGATTTACCCAACACAGCCAGCCAGAACAGAAGATATTATGTGGCCAGATAGGTTACCATCTACATCTCCTATCCCACCAACTATGATATATGATCGTTGTCAATTTTGTGGTTTGAAATCAAACGATGTAACAGGCTATGTCTGTTATCATCCGAACTGCCCAACAAAAGTAACATGTTAAAAAGGAAAACAAAATGATTACATGTCAAGAATGCGAAGCAGAGTTCGAAATCGTACACGACTCTGTTTCAGAACCAGAGTTTTGTCCCTTCTGCGCTGCAAAATTAATTTATGACGATAAAGATCTAGAAGAAGATGAAGAGTTTTGGGATCCCTGATCCTAGCTAAATATCGGGAGGAGGACTCCCGATGTGGTTTTATAATGGTGAATATTTTGATACTATAGGCGATTACGTAGGGTTCGTTTATATAATAACGAACCAGATAAATAATCGTAAGTATATTGGTAAAAAAAACTTCTACTTCTCTAAGACGAAACAAGTCAAGGGCAAGAAGAAACGATACAAAGTCGAGTCTGATTGGCTCGACTATTATGGCTCTAACAAAGAGCTAGTTGCCGATGTTGAGAAGCTTGGCAAAGAGAACTTTAAAAGAGAGATCCTTAAGCTCTGTACAACCAAAGGCGAGTTCTCTTACTTTGAAGCTAAATATCAATTCGATAATAATGTTCTAGAGTCGAACGAGTATTATAATTCGTGGATAATGTGCCGTGTTCATAAAAAACACTTGCCTTTCATGAAAAAATAGGGTATTATTAATTATCAGCCCATGTAGGCCAATAGGTAGAGTCAGGGGACTTAAAATCCTCACAGTGTCGGTTCGAGTCCGACCGTGGGCACCAAATTAACAATGGAGAGCTAAATGAAGAAGAGACCCCATAAGAAGCTTATCAAGTTACAAAACAAGCTTGGTAAAATTAATGGTAGAATCGCTTGGCGTGAAATGCGAAAGAATGGTGAAATTTAATGGCCCATCCTCATAAGAATCGTCCACGTAAAGGTCGCCGTAAGATTGGTTCTAAGAAGCGTAAGGCTAGGAACAAGAAGAAGTAATTTAAATTGCGGGGTTGGTATATAGGTTGTGCCCTAGCCTTCCAAGCTAGAGAAACGAGTTCGAGTCTCGTATCCCGCTCCAAAAACAGGTGAAACATGTCAAGAGAGTTTAATCTCGATGAAGTTAAAGAATTTATCCGTGGCGTTTCAGATCTATCCAATATTTATATTGGAGCCGATAGCGAGCGGTATCGTGGTCGCGATAACCAGTGGTATGCTGACTACACAGTTGCTATCGTTATTCATATTGATGGCTCACGTGGATGTAAGGTATTCGGACAAGTCTCTACTGAGCGAGATTATGACAAAAGGCACGATCGCCCATCTTATCGATTAATGCAGGAAGTTTACAAGGCTTCGGCGATGTATCTTGAACTGTTCGAAGATATCGGTGATCGTCACTGCGAAGTTCATCTTGATATTAATCCTGATGAAATGCATGGGTCTTCCTGTGTTATTCAACAAGCAACTGGCTATATAAGAGGTATGTGTGGGTTTGCGCCGAAGGTTAAGCCTGAAGCATTCGCTGCTTCATACGCTGCTGATAGACTTAAGGAGATTCTTGCATGAGTAGTATCATTATGCCATCTCGAAGATTATTCCTTGGCGGACTTATAGCTGCTCCTGCTGTTATTGCAGCAAATAAGCTAATGCCCGTCAAGTCAATAATCACTGCTGATGAAATAAGTTTAGCTGTTGGTAAATCTGATTGGGTTTTAATCAGTAATGGTGGAGACCCAGTTTGGGGTAAACGAGATATTTTAGAACGATTGTATTATGAAAAAAACACTGAGCATTATGTAAATAAAACGATAACACCACCTGATTTCAAAACGCAAATTTTGAAAGAAGTTCAATTACCAGAACGTACTAATTATAGAAAAATACATGCAGGAACAGAGTTATTGGCGATTCATCCTGGTAGAATTATTGCTTAAAATAAGTGCTGGTAGCTCAATGGTTAGAGCCGACCGCTCATAACGGTCTGGTTGGGGGTTCGAGTCCCTCCCGGCACACCAAATTTTCAGGAGTATATTATGGTAGATAAAGAAAAAACAACATCAATACCTAATATTGAAGACCATCATTATTATATGCTCTTTAAAGATTTTAATTCTGATACAGCAGCAGATGCTATAGAGTATATTATTGCGCGAAACATAATGCGTAAAGATCGTCCTAAATTCATTAAGATGATTATCAACTCTCCTGGTGGAGAAATTTCCTCTGCATTTTCAATTATCGATACGATGAAGGGATCTCAAATCCCTATCTATACTTATGGTTTGGGTGAGATCGCTTCATGCGGTCTCATGACTTTTATTGCAGGGGAGAAGGGGAAACGCTATATAACCCGTAATACAGCTATTCTTTCTCATCAATATAGCTGGGGCAACTGGGGTAAAGAGCATGAGTTGATGGCTCGTGTTAAAGAGTTTAATAACACACAATTAAGGGTTGTTGAACACTATAAGCGTTGCACTGGTCTTGAAGAGAAAGATATTAAGAAGTATTTGCTTCCTCCTGAGGATGTTTGGCTTACTGCCAAGGAAGCTGTGAAATACGGCATTGCCGATGAAATTGTTGATTTTTACTAAGGAGATATAAAATGGGTATGATTCGTTTCAGTGATGAAGAAGTTTTTGGTGTTGATTCGCAAGAATATGAAGTTCTTACAAATGCTGCCCTTAAGATTAGAGGTGTTCCAGGAGCAGTTGTAGAGATTGGAACTCGCCGTGGTGGCTCGGCAAAGATGATTATGGATGCTCTTGTACAGAATAGCGATAATAATCGTTCTTTCTTCTGTATTGATCCATATGGCAATATCGACTACGTTCAAACAAACCTTTCTCTTTCGGTACATAACCCAGAAGTCGAAAAAGAAGGCGATCCGCAGTCTAAGGAGCTTACAAAAGCTATCAAGCTAGACTACGATAACTCTATGCGTAATCGTATCATTCCTTCGCTCTACTACTATGGTTACCAGAACGGATTCAACTTTACCTTCTTCTGCCTTGAAGATACAGAGTTTTTTGCTCGTTATGCCGATGGTGTTCCTGTTTATGATGAAGTAAAGAAGATCGAAGATAAGTATGCCTTCGTTTTCTTTGACGGACCTCATAATAGCGAAGCAATGGTAGCCGAAACTAACTTCTTTCTTACTCGTAGCAATATCGGGTCAGTATTTGTATTCGATGATATCTGGATGTACGATCATGATGCTATCGAGGCTATTTTGTTTGCTGCTGGTTTCGAGGTTCTTGAAAAGAAAAACGTCAAGGCAAGCTATATCAAAAAGATTTAACTTGCCTTCTATTGAGAATTATTATATAATATAAGTATGGAGGCAAGCATGCAAAGTGATCTCGAACTTCTTGTTCAATTCGATATGTATGAAAATGGCTTTGACCCCTCTAACAGTGAGGACGTCGCAGAATACTGGAGAACCAGACTATGAACGTAACGATCTATTCAAAGGACAATTGTTCCTATTGTACAAGTGCAAAGATGCTTCTTTCTTCAAAGGGCATTCAGTATAACGAAATGAAGCTTAACGAAGATTTCACTAAGGAATCCCTTCAGCAGCTTTTCCCATCAGCTACAACCTTTCCTGTTATTGTAGTAGATGGATTTAACATCGGTGGCTTTACCCAGCTACAGAAGATGATTAACGAACAAACAACCACGACAGGAAAATTCTTAACTGAGGTGAGTGCTATCTAATGTTCGAACGTGATGTGATTCTTAAGGATCTTAGAGAATATGTTATGGAAATATACTTCACAAAGGTAAATGGTGAAGATAGGGCAATGCGTTGTACGTTGCGCCCTGATCTTCTTCCACCTGGTTATACTCAGGATATTACAGAGGAAAAGAATTTTCATACTCAAAATCCTAACGTGATTGCCGCTTGGGATGTTCAGAAGCGTGGATGGCGTTCTTTTCGAATTGATTCTGTAACTTTCGTTCAAGATGTGAGTCAAAATTACTAATGAAAAAGCTTGTTATGGTGGATGGCCTCTCTCAGTTCCGTGTTCGATACTGTGTAGAGGTTGAAGATGATATCGAACACGCTCTTGATGAAGTTGTCTGTCGTTATGATGACCTTGAATTTCATGAGTTTTCACAAGAACATCTTCTTCCAAGTCCCGTTATTATCTCTTATAAAGAAATAAATAAAGACGAATATCTTCGGATGTTCGATGAAGATAACGGCTATCTAAAGAGCTGGACCGAAGAGCAAAAACTCAAATTCATCAATAAAATTAACTATGATACGGAGATTGAATAATGGCATACTGGGGTTATCATCTTATTCTTGATTGCGCTGAACTTGATCATGCGTGTATCACTAGCGAAAACACTATCTACAATTTCGTAAAGCGTCTTGTCAAGGATATTGATATGGTCGCTTATGGCGAACCACAAATTGTAAACTTTGGTTCTGGTAACAAGGCTGGGTACACTCTTGTTCAGCTTATCGAAACATCAAACATCTGTGCTCACTTCGTACCTGATGATGGTATGGGTGGTAATGCAATGTATCTAGATGTATTCTCTTGTAAGGAATATGATGACCAGATTGTCATCAAGCTTGTAAAGGAATTCTTTGGCGCTAAGTACGTTCGTCCTAACTATCTTACTCGACAGGCATAATAATGAGTGGGTTTGAAGAGAACGAAATTTCAATAAAGTCACAGGGCGGTACTGAGCTATCAAAGCGCAGTATCGCTCAATTTATTCCTGAAGATGTTTCAAAAGAGTTTCAGGTTATTGCTTCAAGAGTTCGTGATATCCAGGAAGATAAGATTCGTATCTACTGGCAGCATGACCTTGCTGAGGATCCAGAAGTTTTGCATTTGAAAGAAAAAAAGAGTCGCGACAGGTTCCACAAGTTTGTTTTTGTATCTAACTGGCAGCTTCAAAACTATATTGATAAGTTAAACTTCCCACAGGATGATAAGGTTATCGTTATCGAGAACCCTCTAGACGTATTTCCTGAAGTTCAAAAGTCAAAAGATGAGGTTCGTCTTATTTACTTCTCTACTCCTCAGAGAGGTCTTGAGATCCTTGTTCCTGTTTTCGAAGCTCTTGCCGAGAAACATAGCCATATTCATCTAGATGTGTTTTCTAGTTTTGAAATTTATGGATGGCCAGATGCCGATAAGCAGTTCGAGCCTCTTTATGAAAAGATTCGCCAACACCCTCAGATGACATATCATGGGTTTGCAAACCAGGCTACTCTTAGAGAAGCTATCTCAAAGGCTCATATCCTTGCCTATCCATCTATCTGGCAGGAAACCTCTTGCAGAGTATTGATCGAGTCGATGTCTGCTGGCTTGGTTTGTGTTCACCCTAATTACTGTGCACTTTCAGAAACCTCTGGCGGTCTTACGTCGATGTATCAGTTCCTTGATGATCGCCGTAAGCATGCTGCCTTGTTCTATCATAATCTTGATCATGCAATCAGTATCGTTAATAAGGACGAGGCTCAGAACTATCTTAGGTTCGTAAAGGCGTATGCTGATAATAGGTTTAATTTGAATAAGATTGGGTCCCAGTGGAGGATCATCATGGACGATCTACTGATGCAATTTAACAAGGTTGAAGATCGCAAGGTCCCAGGTGAAGTTTTCTATTACAAAACTTGATCCTACCTAAATAATAATTGACTAAGCTCTTATTATAGGCTATGATATTAAAATCGGAAACCATATGAATAGTAACAACGTTATTCAATTTCCTAAACAGAATAACAACCAAAATCGTGATGAAGTAGTAATCGAAGAAATTACTCGCAATGTTGAGATGATGAAACATTACCATATTCAAGAAACGATTTCAAATTTAGCCCCGCTTATTTTCAATAATCTTGAGATAGCAGGGTTTGGTATTTCCGATGACGAAGACCCAGAAATACTAAGGGATGGGGCTTTCATTGTAGAAGCAATACGCTCCATCCTTTGCAAGCACTACGATATATACCATCCGTTTCAACAGATAGCCGATAACATCTTCGAACCCGATACCGAGGAAGAGGGAGTTCTTAGAATTGTAGAGAAGCTAAACTTGAAGTTGAAAAAGAGCGAAGTAGTCGAGATAGTTTAAAACAGGTGAAATGTGATCATTGTTGATTTGAATCAGGTTATGTTGTCGAATTTGCTCATGCAGTTGGGCAACCATACAAATGCGCAGGTAGAGGAAAATATGGTTCGCCATATGATCCTGAACTCTCTCCGCTCATACAAAACAAAGTTCGGTAGTAAGTATGGCGAGATGGTTATCGCCTGTGATAATACTAACTACTGGCGTAAGCAGGTTTTCCCTTATTATAAGGCTAACCGCAAAAAGAACCAAGAGAAGTCCGAAATGGACTGGCGTTCTATCTTCGAAACGATGAATAAGATTCGCGAAGAGCTTAAGGTATATTTCCCCTACAGAGTTATCGATATTGAATCTGCCGAGGCGGATGACATTATTGCTACTTTGGTTGAAGAAGCTCCTTCGACCGAAGACGTTCTTATTTTGTCAGGCGATAAAGATTTCATTCAGCTTCATTCTTATCAATTCGTAAAGCAGTACGACCCTGTCCGTAAGAAGTGGATTACTCACGAAGACCCAGATCGTTATCTTCTGGAACACGTTCTAAAGGGAGACAGCGGCGATGGCATACCTAACGTACTCTCTTCTGATAATTGCTTTGTTGTTGGGGACCGTCAGAAACCGCTGACTCAAAAGAAAATCGATGCTTTGATCGAACTCGATGTACAGGCTAAATTTGATCATCCTTTGTTCGTCAACTACTGGCGCAATAGGAAGCTGATTGATTTACACTATATACCGAAAGAAATCAAAGAAAAGATTATGGAATCTTATCAAGGTCAAACTGGTAAGGGTAGAGAAAAACTGATGAATTATTTTATCGCAAACAAACTTAAAAATTTAATGGAATCTATTGGAGAATTTTAATGGTGGTCGGACTAGCAGAATTTTTGGAAAAAGTAGGCAGACTTAAGAGAACACAGGAAAAGATTGATGCTCTTAAGTATAATGATAGCCTTCCTTTGAGGATTATACTTCAGGGTTGTTACGATCCTAATGTGAAGTGGTCATTGCCAGAAGGCACTCCTCCTTATAAGCCAAATGATCTTGTTGATCAGGAACATGTCCTTATCAAGGAAACTCAAAAGCTTACATATTTTATTGAAGGGTTTCATCCTGACCTTAAGCAGATGAAGCGCGAAACAATGTTCGTACAGTTGCTTGAGAACTGTGCGCCAAAAGATGCAGAGCTCCTATGCACAATTAAGGACAAGAAGCCAATTAAGGGCATCACACTTCAACATGTAACAGAGGCACTTCCAGGACTAATCCCAAATGAGCAAGCAGTTTAAAAAGTTTCGTAAAAACGATTACTACGACGACGAGAATGAAAACTTCGTTGTTAGATCAAATTATATTCAGAGGAAAACTGAAAAGAGAGTTGATCGAGCTTTAAAGACAAAAGATATTACTGCGCTTGTTGAAGATGAAGACGATTATGCCTACGATAATATCTATGATGAAATGGCTGACGATGCCGGATGGCCAGATGAAGATGAAAGACGCTAATGCCCACATATAAATTTCTTAATAATGACACTGGCGAGGAGCACGAGGACTTTATGAGTATCTCGGCTCTAGATGAATACTTGAAAAGTAACCCACAAATAACGCAACTCGTAAATGGTGCTCCTGGAATTCATTCTGGTAGAGGCTTTGGTAAACCCGATCAAGGGTTCCGTGATCTACTTAAAGATATGAAGAAAAAGAATTCTAAAGGTATCGCAGGGAGTACTATTAATAATTTTTAAAGGACCATAATGGAAACGACAAGATTAACAAGAAAAGAAAAAAGAATCCTTCGTCAATCAAATCAAAAAGTTGTTAACATACAGGAAAAGATAAATTTCAATCTTAAAAAGGTAGAACCGCTAACAGAAAATCAAAAGCTCTCCTTCGAGGCATATAATCAGGGTAAGAACCTAATGCTTCATGGGATAGCCGGAACTGGTAAAAGCTTTATCTCTGTATATCTTGGTTTGCAAGAAATACTTTCTGAAAGTAGTCGATATAAAAAACTTGTCATTGTAAGATCTGTCGTTCCAACAAGAGATATGGGGTTTCTACCTGGCAACTCGAAAGAGAAAGCCAAGGTATACGAAGCCCCATATTATGCTATCTGCTCTGAGCTCTTTAATAGAGGAGATGCATATGACTACCTTAAGAATAAAAACATTGTTGAGTTTATCAGCACATCATTTATTCGTGGTATAACTCTAAACGATTGTATTATCATTGTTGATGAAATTGCTAACCTTACCCTTCATGAACTTGACTCTGTGATTACCCGTGTTGGTCGTAATTGCAGAGTCATTTTTTCAGGAGACTTCAGGCAGTCTGACTTCAGCAAAGAACAGGATAAGAACGGGTTGATTGACTTTATGCGTATCATTGAGCGTATGAAGTCGTTTACATTCATTGACTTTGACGAGAATGATATTGTTAGAAGTTCAATGGTTAAAGATTATATTATTCAAAAGAATAGGTTGAAAATTGTAGCATGAAGAAGTTTAAACATAATTTCGTTCCGTTCGTGGAACTGACTACTGAAACGATTGATGGGAAGCGCCACTACGTGCTTCCCGACGGCGAAACGAAATTAAAATCAGTTACGTCTATCCTTGGCGAAAAGACAGATAAAACAGCTTTGGTTGAATGGAGAAAGAAGGTTGGTGATGCAGAAGCCGATCGTATCTCTAATCAGGCTGCTCGTCGTGGAACTTCAATTCACAAGATTGCCGAACGTTATGTATTGAACGAAGAGAATATCTACAGAGATCAGATGCCTGTTAATGTTGAAACTTTTAAATCTATTCAAGGAACGCTCGATGAACATGTGGATAACATATTAGGTATCGAGCTTCCTCTATATTCTAAGGCACTGAGGTGCGCTGGGCGTACAGATCTTGTTGCTGAATATGATGGCAAGCTATCGATTATTGACTTCAAAACTTCTCGCAAGCCGAAGAAGGAAGAGTGGATCGAAAACTACTTCCTCCAGTCTACCGTTTACTCTATGATGTTCGAGTGGACGTACAAGTTCGCTGTTCCTCAAATCGCTATCATCATAGCTGTTGATGACGAAAAAACGCCCCAGACTTTCGTCATGGAGCGTTCTAAGTATGTTAATAGAGTGTTGGAAATATTTAGAAGTTAACCTTCAAGCCAACCATACCAACAGCAGCGGTATAGTTCTTACCCTTATCAAACCCACCTGTTAAGTCAACAGATACGTTTTTGTAGATTTCCTTCTTAACAGAGGCACGAAGCTGACCAACAGTACCAAAGTCCTTAGACTGAGTTACTCTAGCTTCTACACCGAACCAGTTAAGATCGTATCTTATACCAGCATATGGGCGAACTTCAAACGCATCCTTTTCAGGTATAGTTGAAAGTAGAACAGAGCCAGATTCAAATGAAGATGTAACAACTGACTTAGTCATAGTTGCACCAACAAGTGGTCTGAATCCATAAACTTCTTTACCCGAGTAAAGAGTTAGATCAGCGTAGTAATTGTTTACCTTTACCTTGCTTGAATTAACTAGAGCAAAGATAGGTAGAGAAGTAGTAGCGCTGTATTCGGAAACATTGAACCCGCCAGATACCTTAGTCCATACAGCGTTTTGCTTATTAAGAATATAAGCAGTAGCACCATATGAGTCTGACTTTGACTTTGAGTTTAGATACTGAGAGCTATCGGCTTTACCAAATGTGCCAGCGATACCAAAAGTATTATTTTCATATGTTTTTTGCACACCGAAACCAATAGAACTTGTATCAATTCTACCACCAGCCTTAGCATAACCCATTAAAGGTGTTACCCATGCGCCATCTTTAGTTGTGATGGCGTCAACTAGGAATGGGTTGAAACGATTAACAGAAAGAGCATCCTTTAATCCAACAGCCGAAACAGAAGCTGTTTGATTCGAGGATGCTGTTTGTACTACAGAATCATTTACAGTTGTTACTACAACTTCATTCGTTGTTGTAGAGCTAGTTGTTGTTACGTTTACAGTAGATGTTGTTACTACGGGTGTACCGTCTGTAGATTCTGTTGTACCATCAGAGTATGTGGTTACAGTAACAGGAACAGTGGTAGTTGTAGTAGTTCTTGGTGTTACAGTTGTTGTAACAGTAGTAATTGGTGTTGTTGATGTTGTAGTAGTTGCTCTTGGTGTAGTAACAACAACTGTGGTAGTTCTAGTTACATCAATT